TTCATCTCTTTCAGCTATATCTCTAAGTAGTGCCCGTATACGAGCAGACATAAAAGTCAATCTTCCTTCAAGGCTTTCGTTAAATGCTATATTTAAGTCATCCTGATTTACCATTCCGACTTGTTGTGCTACCCCGTTCTGTTCGACCATTTTATACACCTCTGTAATAGATTCTATTGTTTGTACTCTCTCTTCTCTTGAGAGTGTACTCTTTAAACTCTTCTAACTGCTTACCTATTTCTTTTCTCTCAGCTACTGTAGGCTTCTTCTTTGAGTCCTTTACACGGCACTCTATTAAGAATGTCTCCAGAGCCTGTGCTGCCATATCTTCTATGTGAGCCTGAGAAATCGTAGGGTCTGCAGGTATCTTGACCACTTGTGACCTGCCCGTCACAGGGTCTTTAAACTGGAAAGTATGGACAACAATGGACACCCCTGTCTCACCGTTATAGCCAGTGTCTTCACCGCCTACATACGTGGAGCCTTGAGGTGTCCAGAGTTCTACCATTTAACCTATGTTAGCTTTTATGAGTCCGTACTCGCCAGCCACACCAGCTATTGGCCCCATGTAACCTACTGGAGAAAGGTTAACTGTACCGTCTTCATCATAAACTTCTACAGCCCCATCTACTCCGTTAGAAGCAATTAAAGGAACCCCTGCTGCTGGAGTACCATCAACTAAGGCTGCCGTAAATCCTTTAACACAAAGCCATCCATAATATGTATCTGCAATATCAACACAAGTCCAGCCTAGTGGAGCATGGTCTACATCATTGGCATCGTGAGCCTCAACTTCTTTGTATGGATTTTCATATAACCCAACTTGCTGAGAAGTTGTTATAGCAGTTACAAGCCCATCTTCATCGTCAATAGTAATTACACATCCTGTCGCACTGGATACCGCAGTATTGCCTTTGACCCTGTATATGTGACCCTCTTCTTCAACATCGTTGAATATAAGCCAGCCGTCTTTGTACTGGTCTTTGGTAATAGTCAGTGAGCCTGACAGGGTTACTGTAGTTGCTCCTGCTGAAGAAGCAGATACTGCCAAGTCAACTTGGTGAGCAGCAGTTCCTGCTGCACCCATTACCAGTTTGCCTACAGTAATATCTTCACCAGCTTGAGTATATATAAATTCTCTGTCGGCAATCTGCATACGAGTACCTAGCTTATGCTTCTGAGCAGAAGTAGTAAGTTTCTCCCATCCGTGCTTGCCCATTATTGTTTGTGGAAAAGACATATCTAAACCTCCTTAAAGGTTACTTATTACAGGTTCTAAGCCCTGCGACCAACCGTTAATTATTTAGAGAATCCTGAGAGCCACGGTCAATCGTTACAACTCTCAGGACTCTATATTAGCGTGTGCTGCTCTTTTGTGAAAGGTTAACTTAGATGAGGCACCTGCAGAATTCTTAGCTTCAGCTTTAAATCCACAGATATCACAAGTCTTAGCGACCTTACCGTCAGTTATTTCTACTTTGGCAGAGGCAGCTTTCTGTCTTGCTAACTCACTGAATGTTTCTCTACACCATTTACATTCACACGACTCATTTGGCTTCCAAGGAAATAAACCGATTTTAGATTTACGTAGCACGTAATCAGGGTTACCGGGAACTCCTTTAATAGTAGTTCCTATATCCCTGACAACTTCACCCTGAACATTGAAACTGGCTTTATGCCTGTACAAGGTTGTCTTGGGTTGCCACTCATCTATATACCGCATAGAGAAGCCACTATTGGCTAACTCTATTTTCTGCTGGTTTCTTTCGGTTATTCCTGCCATTAATTACTCCTGATTATGCAGTATCTAGGTCACCAATTTCAAATGTAACTGGGGCACCACGACTGTCATCTAGTTCAAAGACACCGTAGTCTGCCGTCATTACAACTTCAGTAGCCCTGAGGGACGCATCTCTTTGTCGCTCTGTCCGGGTATCTACGCTAGTTAAAGCAGCCATCGCACTCTTGTCAGCGATTACTCCAATACCAGAATCAACACCTGAAACTTTATCAATATTACCGTCTTCAAATATGGAAACACCGTTTATTGGTCGTAACCCACTGTAGAAATTTTGCAGTAAGTCAGCTGACCATCCATTAGTAATTTCTCCCATACCTGCTGCAAGTGCCCCGGCGTTACCAGACGCTACTGTGGCAGCACCTTTTGAAAGTTGTGCTACAGCGTTTGGGTGATGAAGTATGTATACCTGAGAACCAAACTTATTAGCTTTGGCTCTAGAAATAATTGCATGTACGTTTGAAGGTGTCATCAACCTACCATCCGAACCTAGGTCTGAACCTCCGTTTAAGGCAGAGTACAGAGCAATTACGTCTGAATCTTTCTTTCGTGCCATACCGTCACCCAGCTGCCTTCCTATAATAGAGAAGACGTTAGGGGCAGACTGCCTGACGAGTTTGTCAGTCAGAATAACCTTGGCCCCTACCTCAGATGCGGTAAGGTCTACAGTGGTCATTCCAATCTCTTCCTCGTCTACTATGTCCTGACCGTCTACTAGGTCACTCATAGTCATCTGTCCTACTTTAGGGACAGTAACCTGCTTGGCTCCCTTTGGCAGTTTAAACTGCTCAATCAAGGCCAAAGCTGGAGCATTATGCTCCTCTGTGTATCTTGCGGAACTAATAATTATTCTCTGGGCATTTTCTAAATTACCCGTTGTCGCTGTTTGAGCCATGTCAAACTCCTATATTATCCAAGACCAGCAGCCCTTCTAGCTGCTGATTGGGCTTCAGGTGACCTGTCACCTTGGTTATAGCGTTCTAGCCACCTATCCTCACTGTTGTTGGCAGCAGGTGTGGACTCGTTGTCATTAAATGACTGAGAAGGGACCAGTTGTGCCCTTAACCTAGCAATTTCGGCATCCTTCTCACGGTCTGAAGCTATACGCTTCGCTGCTGCTTCCATAGAATCTGGAGTTTGGTACTGACGCAATTCATTTAAATCGCTTAACTCTAATTTATATTGATTTGCAAAGTGTTCAGCTGCAGCCTGTTGCCCCTGAATAAACTCTGCATACTGTCTTTGTTGTGCCTGTGCCTGTGCCTGTTGGCTAACAGACTGATACCAGTTATTTGCTACATGTTCTGCTTGGTCAGGTAGATACCCTGCATTTTCTAAGTCAGCTTTGTACTTATTATACTGTTCAACTATCTGACGTTCCTGCTGTTGCTGTTGATACTGTGCATTTTGCTGTTCAACAGCCTCTAACCTCTGCTTGATATTATCCTGAGGCTCCAATGATGGAGGAGGTGTATTTTCTGGTGCAGCAGGTGGAGCGTCTGTATTAACAGGTTGTTCAGCCGGGGTATCAGGTTGTTCTGCAACAGGTTCTGTACTATCTGTATCTACAGGTTGCTCTGTATTCTCAGCAGGGGTATCTGTATTACCAAAGTCCTGAAAGGTGTCTACCCCTTCAAAATCTGAAGTTATATCTGTTGTTGTGTTACCTGTTTCAGGTAACGGAGCCTGAGTACCCTGTGAATTATCCTGTTGTTCTGCCTGATTAACCATAAATTACCTCGACCTTAAAAATAAACCTTGGATATACCCTGTGTCAACGGACAGGGGCGTAAGTTCCATACTGGCTTCCATATTGCCCGTATTGCCCTTGTAAGGTAGAACCACGTAATGGGGTAGGTATAATTGCTCCGTGCATATGATTTAAATAACTCCTACCTGTAGTAGTAACTGCCTTACCTTTATAGTATCCATCTCCATACCAGAAAGCAAGAAGGTCATCTAGATTTGAATTACCGTTTACATCTATAGTGCTTAAAACATATCTTGAACGTGCAGAGTCCCTCATTCTTTTAAACATTCGTATAGCGTTAAGCTGTCCCATTCCTTCTCTTTCTTGTTCAGATTCTGCACGCATATACCTATCCCACAATTCTTTTTGTTCTGGAGAAGCATTAGGTATAAATGTATCAGCTGTACGACCTATATTAAAATAAGGACTCATAACCTTACGTGCATTATCATATGTGACTTCCATAGAAGTCATGCTGGAAATTCTCGCATCTTCAAATGTTTTATACTCATGTGAATCATCCCCAAAGGTATTTATTATTCCATTTATATACTGTTCCCTAGCATCATAAAATTGATTTACAAGTTCAAAATCAGGGTCTTCGCCTTCTGGGTATCGTATATTGTAATAACCTGCAAGTAACAGTTCTGTTCTTAATCTTGTATCCTGTGCCCCTGATTTTGTAGCTATTTGATAAAGAGAAGAATAGTAATTATCACGTTCTTCATCTGTTAAAGAATATATAGTTTTATTACCGTGTATTTCAATCATTCCCTTTTTGAAGAAATCGTAATTATCGTAACGTGAAGACCTATTCTTTCTCCAATCCTTAGGAGTAATTCCTACAAATTTATCACCGGGTTTTCTGTATGCCCATTGTTGTAATAATTTATCATCTTCCTGCTGAGAAGCATAAACCTGTTTACGAATCCTACCTAATCTAGCAGTTAACTGTTTACTTTCGTCTTTATCAATATCGTAACCCAGTGATTCTTGTTGTCTCTCTCCTATTTCACGTAATCCACCTGCATAAGGAGGGTTATATCTCCTAGTTACATCACTAATGAAAGGCAAACTAGTTAACTCTCTACGTGGCTTTCGTAGTTCGTCCTCAAAAGTCTCAAGGTTTTCTATCCCGGTACGTGCTATATGTCCTTTATATGCAGTACGTTCCGATTGTGTCTTTAAAGAACGATAATGTTGAACCTGTTCCTCAGAAGTTGTAGGTTCCGTCATCTTGAATTTTCTATGAATTCCATCTACGGTTTCAAAAATCCAATCAGGCAAACTTAAAGCTGTTTTCCCTGTACCACCAAATATACTGCTTGCAAGATGGTCAAGACGCAAAGGACTTGCATACGTAGAATCTTCAGGGAGAATATTAGCTACCTTTCGTATTGTTTCTGATGTGAATGGTTGATACTGGTCAGAATTATCACGATACTGTAAATCATATGGAACAATAGGCTCGTCACGCCAGTAATCTTTATTTTCAAATTCTTCTCCCAATTCTCGTAACCCTACAAAAGGTTTTAAATATGTAGATAGATTAGTTGGGTTACCAAGTAATGGAAGATTATCAACTGGTGTTACTTCAGAAAATAATCGTTGTGCAAATAACTTAAAATTGTTTTTACCTTCTGCTGACTTATCAAATGTTTGAGCAAGTTCTTCCATCATATACTGAGGTGCTGCTGATATAATTGACCACTCTCTTGTTCTATGTGGAATAACCATAAAGTTAGGCTTTACATTACCTGTTAGAGGGTCACGTAAAACTTCACCATCTTTATCACGCTTTGGTGGCAACAGAATTAGAAACCCTGAGTATTTAATCCATCCCGGTATATCCCAGTATCCCCATTCATCAGCGTGCATAAGGTTCCATCCCATTATCGTAGCCTGTGCTGAAAGTACCCCACCCATACGGACCATAGAAGCATTGGCACCACCAAGTCCCTTTCCTGTAAATACAGTCCTGATATGGTCCATCATAGGAATAGTATCTGTATTGTATTTATATCTAAGATTATCTAGTTCATTAACACCAGTATCAACAATACGATTAGATTCTATACCTACACGTCCAGTAGTACGTCTGGTAATATCCAGTTCTTCTCCCATCGCTGTAGCACCACGCTTTCTTCCTTCAAATGATGGAAGAAATTTACCTTCAAATAGAACTTCGTCTGCTGTACGCTTTTTACCAATATAGTTACCATATTCCCAGTAAGGACCACCTTCAACAGGGTTTTTAACAGGTTGTATATTAGGATGTAAATTAACACCTATCGCACGAAACGGTAATTTAGTACCTTCCATAGCTGCATTTAAGAAGTATGTAAGAGGGTTAATTCTTCTAACCCATTCTCCTCCACGCCAGAAGTTAACAGTTGCGTCCAATGAAGCCATTCCAGCCTCACGAATAGCTGGGTGGTCTACAAGTCCAATACCCGGTGTCTCCTTGTAGCTATAAAGTAACTCATCTATAAACTGTGTTCTATCAAGGGCTTTTAATCTATTCCACTCAGGGGCACCAAGACGGGCAATTATTGTTCTTTCAGCTACTTCCATACGGGCAGCCTGTTCAATAACCTGTGATGTACGACTCCATTTTTTACCTACAACCTTACCTTTACGACCAACTTCTTTAACTCCACGACCTATAAAATTACTGTCTAAGACATCGGATAACTGTTCTGTTACCTTATTACTTGTACTGAAATTATCTGCCCACAAGACCTCACCACTAAATCCACCCTTGTTTATTCTCTTTTGTAAGTCCCGTGCATAAGAATCTACGTTTGTTGTTCGTGATTGAAACGCACCAGTTGCCCTCATAATATCCACAAGAGCGTTATCTGCTTCATTAACAATACCGTCAAAGTTCTTAGCCATTTGAGCAATAACACCCGGAGGCATAACTCCACGTTTAAGCCAAACGGTAAACATATCTATGACACCATTTGTAACCATAAATACAGGATTAAAAGTTGTAAGAGTTCCCCTACGTAATCCTGCAAGATACCCTAACCAGTTTTCTAATTCGTAATTACCTTTAGATGCCATACCGCCTTTACCAAATACAAAATCATACAAATCCTTTTGTATTGGTGCAGGTCTACCATTAACATCATCACCTATACCACCATATACTTTACGTCTTCCGTTCTCGTAGAAAGATATATAACCATGTTTAGCCCTGTGGCTTGCTACATCATCGGGCAGTTTTAGTGCAACCATCTTCCCTGTTTCAGAGTCAAATTTTTCAAACTTCTTAGTTACATCTTTCAACCAACCCAACCCGTCTTCACCAAGAAGAACATGTAAAGTTTTAGCAACAGTATTACGTTTTATTCTTAGTTCATTTTGAACAAGTTGTTTAACCATAACTTCTGAGGATAACGGGTCTAATGCACCCATAACAGCAACCTCATCAGAAAGTGCAAATATACCTTTACTGACATTAGAAAAGGGAGATGCGTTACCAGCCATTCCCACCCCTTTAGCTTCAGCAAACTCTATATAAGCAATCGGGTTATACCAAGGATATGTAGTAGCATACTGGTCAGCAACTTCCTGACTCAATATCCCGGCTTTTACAAGTCTTGCACGTTCCCTGATATAGACATCACGTATTTCTTCAGCCCCCTTTAGAACACGGGCAAACTCCTCTTCTGTCATGTTCTCTTTCATATATTTTTCCCATTCCATTACATCTCTGTAGGAACCGTCAGGGTTTCTTATCTCATCAATAACCTTCCCTGTTTCAGGGTCAATAGGAACAGGTAAAGTATCTAATTCACGTTTTGTTAAATCAGGATTATCTACAATAGATTTATAATGCCGTGCCTGAATAAGTCTACTTATATCAGATGATTTAACTCCAACATTATCTCCAGTACGTAATCCTAGAAGAGGTTCTATTTTTTGTTTTATTAAGTTCTCGTATGCGTAAAACGCTTTTGGAATCGGACCTTCAGACAGATGGGCTGCAGCTACAACATTTAATTCAGATAACGCATGGAAAGCCTCTTTTGCCGAAGCACCTAACCCCCTTGTCTTAGCGTAATTATCAAGAATCATACGCATAGCAAAATTAGAATCCCATATCTTTGCTGCAAATCTCACATAATTACCAGCAGCCCAAGGATTAGATTTAATAGTTGAATTAGCAATATCGTCCCGTTTCTTATTGTAATCATCCATACGATTACCAGAATCTGTAGCCTCACGAACAGCATCATCTTGACCTACATCTCTAGCAGCATCATGTCCACTGGCATCTCCTGTGCTTCTTACCTGTTCCTGCTGGGCACCCCTGTCCATATTTTCAGGACCCATGTCTTCATTTTTAATTGCTTGGTCAACATCGTCAGCTGTACGTGTTGCCCCTCTTACAGCAGGGGAAGGTTCAACAACAGTAGGAGTTACTTCAGCAGGTTGAGGGACAACTGCTGCAGGGGACGGGGTTGTTCTAGGTGGGTCTATTTCTTGTGCTACACGATTAATTAATACTTCATCTGCAATTTCTTTAGCCTCATCTAAAGTAGACACAAAGCTATCACTTGGTATTAACTCATCAACTGCAGCCTGTAATTCATAAAAAGCCTCATCCTTTGCTTCCCCAAATTCAGATGCACTCATTCCTTCTCGTTCCATATCACGGAACTCGTCAATTTGATTTCTTACATTATCAATATCATCTACGATATCTATATCTTCAGTTGCGTCTAATTGCTTTTCTAATTTTCGTATTACACTTGCCCAGCCACCTGAAGGCTTATCAACCTGAACAATATCTCTAAGTGGTTCAATATAACGTGCCGTTACAGTAGCTTCGTCTATAAGTTCCCCGGCATCATCAAAATACTGTTCTGGTAAGTCAGGTCTGTTTGTTTTATTAACTGGTAATACGTCTTCAATGGCACCATCAACAACTCTACCCGGAGTAGTATCAATCTCTTCAAGTTTAGCTGCAAATCTATATAGGTTACTAACTTGATAACCTCGTTCATTCCTAAAACCACCTCTTGCCCTTTCGTCCATAATACGTATTGGAACTTTCCTGATAGCATCATCCGTGAGTTCCCCTGTAGTCCTTGACCTGTTTCCCATTAAAGAAACTAGAGCCTCATCTAATTGCTTCTTTTTCTTGTCTCCTAAATTTTCACCCAAGGCATACATATCAATTGCACGGCCTTGTCCTCTATTACCAGTAGGACCAGAAACAGCCGAATCATCTAAATCATCTAGTATTCTCATTAATTCTTTTACTACAGGATTTTTACTTTCTCTAAGTAAATTTGTTCTATCTGATATTTGTAAAGTTGCCCTATCTACTTGAGGTGCAACCTGTTCAGGAACGGCTGCTGCAGGGGATGGGGTTGTTCCTCTAGGACTTTTTACTATTGCCCCAGAATCAGGATAAATATTACCAGCATGTACATATCCAGACGCTTCAGCCGTAACATTAGAAAGATTTAGTTTAGAAGCATCTATAATAAAAGGGTCATTAGGATTAGCAGGAGATTGTAACCACACTACTCGTTGGTTTATTCCGTTTTTAAACGATTGACCTATTGCCTCTGCTTCACTACCTCTACCACTACGCATACTGTATGATTGTATCCCTCCTTCTACAGTCTGACGTAATGTCTCTGGAGGTCTATGACTCCAATACCTAGGAACCTTTTCCCCTAGACTTATCTGACCAGCAACTGACTCAATTTCAGGAAATTTTAATGCACTAGCAGTTATTGGTTGAGGTTCTAAAACGTCATCAAAATTTATAGGTGGTTCAGTAACAGCTGCTGCTGTAGGCTCCTGAGGGACACGCCTAACCTGACCACCTACATCAACTATAGTTTCTGCCTGTTGAGTTGTAGGAGTAACTGGTATATTCTCCTGTAGTCTTGTAGCTAACTCATCAGCAGTTCTTACGGGTTGTACGGGTGGTGGCTGTGGTACTCCCTGAGGCCACATCTGAGGGTCTACAGATGCTTGGTATTGCGATATAGCCCTAGCAGCTGGGTCAACAGGAACCTGACGAACAGCCTGTTCTGCTCCTGTTTCAACTGCTTCCTGTCCCCCTCGCCTCATCAAGGCACCTAATCCCCTAAATCCTGCCTGCCCTAACTTAATTCCGGGTAGGTTCAATGGGTCAACTATTCCCTGTACCGCAAGTCGTTTAAATGGATTCATGTCAGCCTGTTCAAATGCTGCCTGTGCAGATTCAAAAGGGCCATATGGTTCATTAGTGACAGGGTTAATAGTTCCCCGTAAGGTGTCATATATATTTTTAACACCTTCGTCATATAACGGATTATGAATATTTCCATATCCCCACGGAACTGGAACATTCTTTTGCATGGAAGCTGCACCCCAAGCAGGTCCAATTATATTGTCATATTCCATTACCGCTTTAAGTTCTGGTTCGTATTCCTGTGCCAGATTAGAACCAAATACTTTTGCAGGTTTTAATCCCTGCGATAATAAAGTACCAAAACCTAAAGCATCAGGTGGTGCTACACCAGCATCTTCATCCCTCTTAATATCCTGTAATTTTTGATTGTATGCTCCTAAGGAAAATGACGCAAAAGGATTTTGTACAAATCCACCTTCAGTAGTCTGTCTCATTTTCTGTGCAGGCCACAGAACTCTTTCCATAAGAGAAGTTAATCCCTTCTGTATATTTGATGTACGTTCTCCCCAATCCACAGGTTCTGGTGGTTGTATTTCCATATCGGGCATACCCGGTACGGTAATAGGGGCTGCTCCTGCCCTACGCATAGCATCCATATTAATAGGTGGTGGTAATGTGGACACAGGTAACTGCGGTGACTGTTGTCTCCACTGCTGTACCTGTTCAGATGTCGGCAATCCCTGTTGTCTTAACTGGGGTAGATACTGTCCCCATATATAATCAAGACCCGGTGAATCACTGGTTCGCCAGATAGTATTCGGATTAGCCATTTAAAAATACAGATGCCTAGTTGACGGGGCAAATGACCTTATCCCGGTTCCTTTCTGTTGTGGTGTTAACGCACCGTATCTCTGTGTAAACGGAGTGCTTTGTAAGAACTGTGAAAAGGACTGTGGGTTTTGAGGTTGCTGCCCCTGTGCAAGCTGGGCTAATGCCTGTCCTCTCTGTCCTAAATACTCGTTGTAGATATTAGAATACTGGTTGGACCAGTAGTCACGTTGCCTTTTCTGTGGCTGAGTTAAATCACCAAATCCCTGACCAGCAAACGGGATTGCTCCCTGATAGGCAGTCTGTGGACTTTCCTCAAGAAGGTCGGTATAAAAATTCTGAAATGGGTTTGTTGCCATACTAACCTCCTATGTTATACATACTCGTAGCTAGGATAATTAGGAACTGGTACCTGATTAGCAAGATAGGTTCCTTCACCTGCGATTCCCATACTAGGAGCAAAGTTATTAGCTGCTCCAATCATCCCACCAGCAGGACCACCCGGACCAAAATCATTATTTACAGGAGCGGATGAAGTTAGTGGGCCTGTATACTTCCCAGTCTGGGGACCAATAGTAGTTAATCCTTCTTCCCCAACTGGAATTGTAGGACTACCATTACCACCAGCAGAACCACCCGTACCAAACATACCACTACCATGTCCTCCAGTTAGTGTCTGTTCAGCCATATTGGGAATAGGTGGTGCAGGAAGGGGGGATATCTGTGAAGGTCCTCCCATCTGTGATGTCCCTCCCATCTGAAGTTGGGCAGCACCCGGAGTTAACTGTTGATTCAAATAGTTAGCAAAGTTTATAGCTGATTGTGTTGCATCAGCTGTAGGGTCCATTTGCTGCATAAGTTTATATCTATTTAACAATGATTGGTTTAACGCACGATTAAAAACAGAAGGTCCACCCTGTGCTGCTATCGCAGCATTAATCAGGTTACCTGCTATTTGCCCACCTTCCAGTTGTGTAGGGTCAAAATACTGTGAAAATTGACCACTCATACCCATACTTAACGGGTCTGCTATACCTGCAGCTATAGTTGCAAATCGTTGTCTTAAAGCAGCATTATCAGCTGGAGATTGATTTGCAGGATTTGCCATAAACTCAGCAAACGACCCTGTACCGGGTGTTTCACCACCAACAAATGGAGTGCCTAACAAATATCTTCCCATCATTGGCTGATATCCTCTGCCAAGAGCAGATTGATAACTCTGCATAGTTCCCATTGATGGGTCATAACCGGGAAGAGTAGCAGCACGCATAGCGGTATACGCCCTGTAGGGATTTACTGTACTTAAATTTTCTAGAGGAGCAGCTACTCCGAACTGGGGTACAGTTGGTCCCATTTGTGGTCCCGTTGGGGGTCCCCCTGTTCCTACTACTCCACCCGTTCCCGTAGGACTTTTGGTACCAATATCATAGTCCCCTGTAAGAGGTTTACCTGCATCTTTTGGAGTGAGCATGGTAGGGTTCGCACCCCCAGCATATGGGTCCATATTACTGACACTAACACCACCACCTGCACCAACGGTATGCCTTTGACCTGTAGTTATGTCATTGACGTAATCTCCCGGTACTACCTTACCTGAAGCAAGGGCATCATTAAATTCCTGCATACTACTATATTGTTTTGCCATTATCTTCTCCTATATCAGGGTGCTGGCGGTATTAATCCCAGATTCGCTAATCTTGTAGTTGTATTCTGTGCCCCCGGCCTTGGTGTTCCAGCTGGAACAGCTGGACCAGCTGGTGCCGTAGGCATCGGAGGTGGTATCCCAAGTCCTGCGTTAGGCATAACCTGAGGAGGTAAACCCGGAGGTCCACCCATCGGTCCACCCATCGGAGGCCCACCCGGTCCCATTGGCGGTACTCCACCCGGAGGCAACTGCATTGGTCCACCCTGAGGGCCGGGAGGTTGCGGTTGCTGCATACCTTTCTGTATAAGCATACGCCTTAATTCCTGTTCATAAAAGATAGCTACATCCTCTCTTCCTTCCTGAACAGCACTTTTAAACATTGTCCATAACGATGCTTCTGGAAGCATACGTTCTGCCATCTGTGTATTTATAGAACTTTCAATCTGGTCTGCTGACTGCATACCAAGAATCTCGTCACGTATGAATGTATCAGGAAGTAAGGGGGTGGGGCCTTCTCTTGCTATCTGTGCCATACTCATTCTGGACATCTCATCCTGTGGTAACTGTCCAACAAATGTAACTTCGGCATCACCTGCATTTTTTACAGTATCGGAGGATATTTCCTCTGAGAAATACATCCTGTTCTTATCCTGACCACTGACTTCCATGGATTTGAAAGCACCAGTGATGTACTGGTCACTAATCATTCTTGCGATACACATATACGCTCGTTCAAGAGCAAACAGTCTGGGTACCAGAACAGTTTCCACACCCTGTCTCAGGGTATTGATAGCGAATCCTGACAACTGAAACTCCAGCTGACCGTACACAGAGTGAGGTAATCCACCTCTCTGCATCTCTCCAGACACCATGCTCATAAAGGCCCCTGATTCCCTAGCCATCTCCAGCAAACCAAGAGGTTCTACGTCCTCTCCCTGCCCAAGTGCTATCTCTGAGCCTTCCTTGTACGGGTCTTCTTCCAGTGTCTTGGTACCATCACGGGACTTAACCTTAATCCCCTGTCTTCGTGAGCGTGCTGTGAGTTCAAGCATTACACTCATCATGAAATTATGCTTCTCAAACAGTTCACGGGATGACTTATAGCAAGACTCACCAAAGTCTTCCATCGTATCTAGGTTACCAGTATCGGTAATTGCCTGAACCATGGGAGTAGCACCAACAGGTCCCAGAAATACAGGGACTTCATCACTACCATGCTTGGTTCTTTTCTTCAGTATCTCTTCATCAGTACAGACAATATTATCTTCGGAATCATAGAAGTCGTATACATCAATAGCATCATCATCATTCGGGTCACTGCCTTCGCCACCTATATCAATATCGTATGATGCCTTTATTTCTGACGGGGTTTTCTTAGTCTTATAACAAGCCCAAGTCATTCCCTTATCACCATGACCCCAGTACGTGTGCATCGGGTCCCATGGCTGGATGTCAACATATGTATCGCCTTCTTTATCCTTAACAAGAAGGCATCTTCCTGCATACCACCCACGTAGTGTTATATACCAAGATATTTGTTGCCTGAGAGTTGGCTGAAGTCTTTTAGTAAGACGTTCGTCAGCAGATTTCAGGATACCTATAACAAATTTTTCCTTGGCATCGTTGTTCTCACGCTGTTCTCTTTCGGAATTACCGTAGGGAATCCTTACAACCATCTCAGCAGATGTCATCCACGATATCAGCTTGTCAGCATACACCTGAGGTTCGTTAGATGTGTAAGACTGATAGCCTTCACCAGCATCAAACTCCTCTAATCGGTAGAGTTTGTGGTCATCATCCATGCGTGTACGCATCGGTTCCGTCAAATCATAGTGACTATCTACTAAAGCAGATATTTCTTCTGGGGTATAGTTAGCCATTTACCAGCGTTTCACCCTTATTGTGCTATTTTCAGTTATATAACCGTATCCGTAGCGATTTATCAATCCATAAATCACTGCTTTTACACCGTGATTGTATCTGTCTTCGGGATTTTGCCCCACAATATTACCATCTCTATCCATCTTCCAGCGATAGGCTCTGGTCTGTCCATCAAACGGATTTGGCTGTACCCCGAACTCTGATAGTATACCCTTACATCGGGGGTTAAATACAATTCTTGGCTCTCTCTGGTCAACGGGGTCGGTCTTTAAGAAGGCTTTTAAACGCTCAGTCCCCTCATTTATCCTAACTTTCTGTGAATCAAAGTAGATTCCAGTTTGCTCCATCCACACTTCAGCAGGGGCTGCCATTGCCTGATGTTGATAACCTGCAACGTCAATCACACCGAACTGTGCATCCCTCCACCACTCCCGTGACTGTGCTATCTCGATTATCTCCTCTGTTACAAGGTTCCTTTCGTATATTTCGTCTATCACACGTACTTGGTCATTGACTACCTGTACTATCTCACAGGCATAAGCCTCTGCATAACCGGGGTCAATCCATATATGCACTGGTATTCCGGGTTCGTACTTAACTTCCTGTACGTGTATATCGGGTCTTATCTCTGTAAACACCATTCCCTGAGGTGGTGATGGTATTCCCTCGATTCTTTCCATGAAGAAGTCATCTGATGAGGCCCTTTCCAGTGCCAGAATCTCCGGGTCCTGCCTACCACCGGGATACAGGTACTGGTTGGAATAGCTTGGAAGTGAAAAAGACTTCTCTTCCTTGTTAGAGGAGTGCTGCCATGCCTGAAACATCTGTGGATACCAGCCTAAAGAACCTTCAAATGTACCACTGAGGAACATCCATCCACGTTTAGGGGCACACCTGCCACGTAATCTGTGGAAAGTTTCCAAGTCTAACTGGCTTGCCTCACATCCTATGATGCCGTTAGGTGCCCTCATAGCCAGAGTCCTTGGGTCTTTAGCTGATTTAGTCTCTATCCTAGTACCGTCAGCTAGGATAATCCTGCCGGGGTCCACTCTTTTAGAGGATTCCTTGAGTAATCCAAGTGAAGCAAAGTCCTCAACAAGATACTCAAACTCTGCCCTAGTCCTTTCGTAGTCTGCAGCTACCAGCCAGAACAGTCCCTGACCATCTGTTTCCAGAAACCTTCCCAGTAAATACTTGGAAGCGACCATAGACTTACCAGCCTGCTCACCACCAGCCACAAGAACAAACCGTTTACGGGAACTTAAAATGGGGGCTTGAAGTTCAGTAGGGCTAAAACCTACCTTATCATAGATAAAATCAGTTACTTCATTAATCTGGGAGGGTGAAGTCGTAGATTGAGTCATGTTCAGATACGTATATAGGGGTCATCTCGCCCATATATGCTCCCAGTATATTGAATTCGTAAAACTCTTCGGCTTCTTCTCTGGTCATATCCTCAGAAAGAATATCAATTATCTTTTCTGCTGAGTAGACAACCCTTAAATCGGCATCCGACTGACCTATAATCGCAGACTCAAATCTCTTTATCTCTTCCTGAGAACCACCTATCAATAACGGTAGTTCCCCATCAGTCATCATTACAGTTCCAAACCTTTAGGCTCACACTTTCTATGCCAATTCATATGAGAACCTATATGGAAAATAGTATCGCCTTCATGTATATCATCACATCCTGTGAGATAGGAAAAATAACAAGGACTATTAAATTTAGCGAGTAACCTAACTTTCTTTCGCAGTTTAGTCTCAGCCTGCTCAGTCATCATTTTTTTTACCCTTGAGTATATTCTCTGCCTGCCTGTGAACACTTAACTCTTCATCAGTGGGGGTGTTTTCAAACTTTATCCCCTTGAATTTACTCTTGAGTTCCAGCATGACATCCTTCGCTGTTTCGTCAGTGATATGGGATTGCTGCCTGTACTTCTCTGGCTTCAATCCGTTAAGGACAAATATCTGGATTACTGGTGGACAGTCTTTTTCCATCGCCCTCTGGAAAACTGTCTTCTCTATCTCTTCCGCAAAGTCTTCCTTTGCATTACCAAACAAGTCATCAAACCCGTACAGGTTACTTCTTCTCCACCTGTTAACGGTAGTCCTGTCAATCTTAACCTTCATACAGGCGTGCTTAACGGTACCGTACTCGTCATACGCCTCTAGGAAAGCTACCTGCCTTGCCTTAACGTCTTCAGGGTTTCTTCCCCTGTGACCGGGTATCTCCGCTTTACTTGCTGGCATTATTTCTTCTTCTTTGTCATCTTCTTACCAGTTTTCTTGGCATAGCTTTTAGCAGCAGCTTTACCTTTCTTGGAATAAGAAAAATGTTTTTTACCTACTTTCGGCATACTACCTCCAATAACTTGGTTGCCCGTTTTCCTCTACAAGATACCACAAATGATTGTCAGGACAAAGATACTTGTAACTTGAAATCTCTTTAGCCCTTTCCTTGGAACCCCTGTCCGCACACTTATTGTTCACATCAACAACAATACCGCAACCGTTAAACGGACACCTCACAGAATAATAGAAGATATCCTGCTTTGAACTCTTAGCAGGAATGTAGACACTGGCTTTAAGCCCTGACAGCTTACTGTACTCCCCACGATAGGGGACTCTAAGCATAGTTAGAAACTTACGCTTTCTGTGCTTCTTACGGGGTTGTTTAGGTAAGTATTCAATGTTCCCACATCTAATACAAACACACTCCTCATCCCTTACCATAATTTTCCCGTCACATCTAGGACAACTGCCAGCTTTAAAGACCATAAAATCATGCTACCATCTTTTTGCGTGCAGCGGTAATCGGGGAGTGGTAACTGCCTCACCACTCGACCACCGTCCAGTATGTATCCCCGGACTAATCTGGTATCTGCACGCTTTTACATTAAGCTAACTTGCAGTATAATCCGCATCGGCTAATGGGGACTCACCTCCTCTTTTCGGATAGTTGGCATCTTCTATCTGCTTTCTCTGACTCCATTAGCCACCACAAATCCCCCTTTTTAAATCCCAAAATATTTCTGTGTCACCCACTATCCCCCCC